AGTCATCTCTCAGGGTGTAGCTTTTCTCTCCCGTGAAAAATAACAGTGCTGCCCCGATTCGATCTGCTGTCGTTCTAAATACGGCTTCTGTCAGGTTCGATGTGTTTGCTCCGAAGATTACTCCGATGGACTCCAGATAACTGATGGTTGCAGTGTCCAAGAGATACGGAGTGCTTCCGTACTTGAAACCAAGGGAGTCGAGTAGTTTGATGACAAACTTGTGAATCCGCTTTTTGTTGCCTACAGAGGTTCCAGCCGAGGTCGGTTGGACCATCGGGAGCGTTTGGAGATTGCTGTTGTAGCCGAGTCCAATTCGGTATTTGGTTGCTGCGGTCTGTAGTGTGACTTCTCCGGAGGAATTGACGGTCTGGTTCGGTTGCACCGAAGCATCTGCGAGAATGGAAACCGATTCTCCAGAAAGGTGCGATAAACCAGTAACGGCAGTAGTAGCTGTGGTTTGGTTCGTTGGCTCTTCCAGACCAGAATCAACAAAATGAGCATCTGTTGGATCGATCTCGTCACCGACATAGTATCTTTCCATGAATTCGACATAGCGGACCTCTGTGCATTTTCGGAGAGTTGTTACCGAGACATCCGTTGTTGATCCGGAGACGGTGACTGCACTTCCTCCAATTGATTCAGCAAGTTGGAAAGTAGTAGAAGTTGAATTAACAACATAATAGAGAGTGTCAGCAGTGAATCCGGTGATCGTAGAAGAATCGAAAGCAACGGCATCGTCATCAGAAAGACTATGGGCTGAAGCAGTACTAAAAAAGTCAGTGGATTGATTGAAGGTGCATGATGCTAGTGCTGTTTCTCGTTTGTGCCGTTTGACCACCATCCAAAGTTGATCGTGTGTATTCCGTGGAATGACTGCAATCGATTCGACCTTGGCGTGATTTCCGTAGGTACTGTCGTAGTGAATTCCGGCTATCGTGTGTAAATGCCATGCTCTCATCTGCAACAGATCGACATACGTGATCGCAGCTAGTTTCCCATCGGCTCTTCTGCACCAGAGGACCGAGTACGGCTGATCTTGGTAGGCTGTTCCAATAATGCCGGATTCTGTTAGATTCTCTGCTCTCAAAGACAGATCTGCTGCTGCGTACTGATCTTGGAGTTTATCGAATGCTAACTCTCTGATTTTTCTGCCATTCTGTTGAACGTAGAGCAGGTTGTTGCCGATTTTTGACGGAAGTGCAGTAGCATCGGTAGCCCAGGCAGAGACCTTGGCAATCGTGAAATTGAACGGAGTGACAGTTAAATCGTCATCTGCTCCATAGATCTGGAAGATGCCACCGGAAGTGCCGAGGGTCATTCTGCGGTCTTCGTTCATCCATTCAATCAAATCGACTGTGTCTGAAGAGATCGTTAGCGAAAGAGCATTGTTCTCGAAGATTTGCTCCCCAATGATCGTCTTGCCAGAAGAATCCGTTCTGCCTGTGGATTGCCCAAGAGGTTCCGATGCTGCAAAGTTATTGAAGTCTCCTGTCTGAGAAAAAAAGATCGTCTGGGGTTCTGAAGACGTTCCTCCGAAAACAAGTCTCTGCTGAAAGATCTGAACGGTTCTAGGATATCCAGAGGTCTCTGAGAAACTGCCGAGTTGCCATTCTGTAGTGGTTCCTGGGGTCGATAGAGCCGATTTTGTTTTAGCTAGAATCGTGGTGGTCGGATTGCTACCGTCCAGTTCCAGGATCTCGGCATATCCCCATTTGATCTGTGGGGCAACCTGCAGGTTCAAGCGGATGACTCGTCCGACATCACTGCTCTGGAAACCAAGGTCCAGATTGATTCCGGTGGTATCGGAAGCCAGTATTTTGATGTAGGCATTCTTGTCGATAATGTCCTGGAAAAAGACTACGTCTGTAGTCGGTGCAGCATTGATCAACAGAGGTGTACCACCGGAGGATGTCGAAAGTTTAAAGGTGTTCTGCGTTGCCTGGATGATGTAGTAATCGCTTCCTGCGGTAATCCGAGTGGCAATCTCTACGTCTCCAGAAGTGGTCTGGCTTGTACCGGAAGTTACGGTAAACGTGTCTGCATCGACATAAGTAATGTTAAAGAACCCGTTGACTCCATCACCACTGGTAAAGTCCAGATACACTTCTGCTCCATCAGCAATGCCGTGTCCTGCTTTAGTGACAGTGACTGTGGTCGTTGATTGCGAATACGTTCCTGCTACGGGGTTCCCTGCTAGTCCGGTTGCTCCGGTGAAACGAACCTTCTGACCATTGACAAAGGGATGATTGCTGGAGGTAAACGAATTGGTCCCTGGATCTACGTTGGAAGAAGTGACCGTGATGATCTCTTCTGCAGTCAATGTTGAATTGGTAAACGACTCTGTCCAGTTTGCGGTATCTGCTAGAGAAACCGTCATCGTGGTGTCTTCGGTGTTGACCGGAAAGTAAGGACCGTCTTTTAAAACCAGTTCCGTCAAGGACCACGAAGCGACATCTAAACGTTTTAACTCTCTCGGAGGATGAGTCGGATGACAGATGAAAAGTACGTCTGCAGACTGAGTAAAACTGAGATCGGCTAACTGAGACGTAGTGTACGTGGTAACGACTTCGTAGGGAGAACCACCGGATTCGATGATTCCATCATTTGCATAGAAACGAAGTTTGTTATTAGAGAATTCTAAAATGACCGAAGTCCCTTGACCCCGATTGAACGGGACCAAACGGACCTGGGCATTGGAAGGAGTGCTGTTGGCAAAGAACGTCCCTGGTCTCCGAGTTACGGAACCCTGGGGAAGAACGACCATGTTCTCAAGAAGAGCCAAGGAAGATCGATAGGACTCCAGTTCCACCATCCCCTGCATTCTCGGAGAGATCATCCCATCTGCAAAGGAAGACTGAAGTGCTTGAATCCTCATCTACACCTCACTGGAAAACTTGGCTCTTCTGGGCTGAGAACCGACCAAACGGGCATTGATCAAACCATCGGCTACAAACTCGACAGGCATCGACCTCTCCTGAGAATCGACTCCTCTAGCTTCTGAAAGAATCTGAAGATACTTCGTAAACATCCTGTCCCGAAGATCCGCTCGACCTGTCAGATTTTCTGCAATCTCCGAAGCTAACTTAAGCGCAATGGCATGGACCAATAGAGAATCGAAGTCGTTCGGATCAGTAATCTTTTTGATGTACTTCAGTTTGACTGCCGTACTGTCGGTCAGAATGTACCGACCCTCGACTTCGTATTCTTCAAAGTAGTTTTCAATGTCCAGAACTCGGAGACAGTCAGCAGGTAGAGCAAAGCGTTTGGCATAACCCCACACGGGAGCACTGACATCGGCAGAGAGTTCTACTCGGTGGACTGCACAGTTCCAGGGATGAGACCGGAGGACCGAGTCTCGACAGTCTTCGTAGCGAAGATTGACAACTCTAGCCCTCTCGTTCTCTTCATTCAGTGCTGCAATTTTGGTCTCACCGACATTCGTCAGTGCGATATTACAGATCTGAACTACTGAAGACATCAGTCGATCACATACACGATGTAACCGACCAGATCATCTCCATCGGCAATAGCCGTATCCTGACTGGTTGCTCGGATCACTACACCTCCCATTGACTGAAAGACATAGGTTCCGCCAGTGGCCTTGATTCCGGCTAAAGCACCTTCCATGTTGAAATACCCTGCAGTATCTACTGAGAGACCATCGATCAGACCATTGGGATCAGCAGCAACTGCTGTGTTATCCCCGTCTGTATAAGCATCCCAACCAAGATCCAAGGTTGCCGAAGCAGTGGTCCAGTTACAGTACATGCGAGAAAGACCCAACAGAACTCGTACTCGTCCTGCCGGAAGTTTCCCGATGGCTACTGAAGAGGTAGCATCCCCAGCACCGTCCTGGTCATGGGTGAAGAACATTACACGGAGTCGACCCTGGAATTCGGTTGACTCGTTGTTGACTACCGGATCAGCCGTAGCATTGGTGTACTCGGTAGACTTTTGAGTGGTAACAGCCATTTAATCTCCTTATGGTGATTCGTCACATTCGATTTGAACAACCTTGGTCTCTTCCATCCGAGTTGCCCCGATGGACATACAAGCGTAGACCTGGGTAGCGTAGGACTTGTCAGGACGTTCATCGATTCGTACCGTCAAATCTTTGGCTACTGCCAACAGGACTCCGTCTACTGCGTAAGCAAAGCAACTTCTGGTAGAACCAGACAAGCCTAGCCGAGTAGAGGTCACGAAGTTAAAGCCAAGAAAATCAGTGACTTGGCCTTGGGCTAAAGATTTTACGGTGTTGAAATCAGAACTGGTGACTTCCGTGGTCGCTAACAGATCCTGGATCTGCTTCGGAGAAACTACGATCACTCTAGGGATGCTCGGATCAACATCAGCGTTGTCCAGAATGAATTTGGCTTCCCGAAGTTTAGCGATGGTCATCGCAGTTCCACCAGCAGCAATCACCTGAGAACCACTGTTGTATCCGGAAAGAGTCACCGAAGTTGTTCCGGTTTCGCCCGTATACGCAGTTCCGGTTGCTGCACTGATGATGACATCGTCCATCGCTCTACCGATTGCAAAAGCCTGAGCCTGTGCATACGAAGAAGTTGGATCGACAATCATTCGGAG